TTGTCGGCACGCTCTGTTTCTTTGGGGCTGTGCTGGTGTTTGGGGCCATCGCGCTTTGGGATGGGTCACGTGACCACAATGACAAATGGAAACCATGAGAACGAAACGAACCATCGAGAATCTGGGAAGCCTCAACAAGAAGGCGCTTGCCAAGCTGGGACCGTTTGTTGCCGCCGCTGAGGCTGCCATGGCTGCGAAAGGCGTCACGGTTGAGGTTATCTCCGGTCTTCGCTCATGGGTTGCACAGGCGGCGCTCTATGCGCAAGGAAGGACTAAACCGGGGCGGATCGTCACGAAGGCGCGCCCGGGTAGTTCATGGCACAACTACGGCCTTGCTATCGACCTGGGGCTGTTCAAGAACGGCGTTTACCTGGACGAGAAACAGCCAGGACTTGCCGACAAACTCTATGCTGAAATCGGCGCGATTGCCGCCGCCCATGGCATCGAGTGGGCTGGGAATTGGAAATCCTTTCCCGAAACGCCACACTTCCAGGTGACGTTTGGAAAGACTCTCTCAGAAATGAGAACGCGCATGGAAGAAGTGGGATACGATGTGCAAAAGCTGATTTGACGGTGCAATGCGAGCGGTTACGCTGCTGCGCCATGCAAACAAACAACGCACACGAATACACCGACGAGCAGATTCAGTCAGCCATTGACGCGGCTTTTCCAGATGGGGCTCTTGCGGATTGCGACTTTGGACTCGATAATTTTCCAAATCAAAGCTGCTGGGAAGACGAAGCCCCCAACCGCCTCGCCATCGCCCGCGCCTTCCTGGCCGCCCTGCCGAAGCCCGCCGAGCCTGACCCCTGGACCCTGCCAGCTCCACCCGCAGTGTTCCGCTGGCACCGAGAGGACTGGACGCAGGACATGCTGCCAGAGGGATACAGGCCGCTGCTGGATGGAGAAGCTAGAGAAAGTGTTGATGAGTGGTCTTATTATGGCAAGGAATGGAGAAGCGTGTATGAATATGGACCGGCTGGTGCCCATGTGGACGGAACATCGGCACATCACCGCACCCACCGCCCGCTGCCCGCCGAGGCCAGCGCAGAGCCGGATCAGGCCAAAACGGAGAAGGCTGGGGTAAATCTAGAGGAAGCCCTTGAAAAGATTGAGGCCAATCTGGAGTCCTGGGAAGAGAAAGCAGACGCAATGCTCGATAGCGAACGCTGGCACATGAAACCAAGGGTGGAAGGCCTTGTGACCGAGCTTGAGGAGGCGCGAGCCAAGATTGCAGAGATGGAAGGCAAGCAAGCCAAGCCAGCCGACGACGGCCCGCCCTGGATTCCGCACGACGGCGGACCTTGCCTGATCAATGATGAGGAGGTTGAGGAGTTTGAAGTGCTTTGGTCTGACGGCAGGACAAGCCGACTTAACAGGCCATCGACATGGCCTTGGAACCATAGAGGTGGCTGTAGCGACATCCTGAAATACCGCGTCCTCAAGTGGAAGCCGGGCCACGGCCCGCAGGAGGCCAGCAAAGCCGACGAGCCAGCCCAGGCGGAGGCGCAGCAGCCAGATTACACGATCACGGCCACGCCAGGAGTCACTGTCCATGTGCCTGCTGGACAGACGGCAAAGTTCAAGCCTGACGGGTGGAATCAGGAGGCCAAGCAGCTTCTTGATGCAGCCTTCCAGCCCGCCCAGCCCTGGACGCCCGCTCCCGGCGACGTGGTGCGGCTCAAGAGCGGAGGGCCGGAGATGACGGTGAGCCGAGTCAACGATGAAAATGAGGTCGTCTGCGAATGGTTTAGTGGCTATTTGGCCCACGTTTGGGATTTCTCCGCCGCCTGCCTCACCCCGGCCAAGGAGGGCCAGCCATGAGTGACGCACTACAAGAACAAATTGGCGGCGACCATTACAAGACTTTCAAGATTCAGCCCGCTGAGTTCATTGAGGCAAACAAGCTGCCATTTCTGGAAGGCTGCATCATCAAGCGTGCCTGCCGACACGCCAGCAAGAACGGCGCGGAGGACATCCGCAAACTGATTCACGAAGCTCAACTCATTTTGAAACTGCGCTATGGCCTCGACTCCTAAAATCCCCAAAGGCTGGAAGGTTTATTCCGGCGCTTACAAATGGCAACTCATCCCAGGCGCGAAGTATTGGGATGTGAACGCCAAGAAGTGGGCGCAGGTGGAAGGCAAAGCTTACATAAAAGGAGCGCATGCCATCCCGAACAAAGAACTGGTCATCGTGCCAACCAAGAAGCGTTCCTTCACGGCCTACTGCGCAACGCAGGTTGACGGTCCAACGATGTGCGCCTTGAGGCGTAAACGCAAACAAACGCTTGCCAGAGTCCGCGAGATTTGGGGCGAGGACTACCGGCGCAAGCATCCCAAACTGCGCATCATGAAGGTCACTGTCACGGAAGCATGAGCGATTGGGAGAAAATAGCCAATCACTTCAACGCCACGGCTCGATGCCGCCGCAGGAAGGACGGGAAGCCCCAGGTTCAACATGAGCCTGGGTGCACGTTCATCTGCTGCGAGGCGAAGAATTGCGCCTGCGCCATGAACGGGCATGGAGACGAGCCGTTGACTCAGTTCCTTGCACGGTGGCGCAGGCTTCACGCATCATACTAGAACAGGCTGAGTTGAGACTTGGCATTTTTCAAGTTCAGGCAAGCCTGCTTGAAATACGACTCCTTGAGTTCGCTTCCAACGAACCGACGATCCAGGGTCAACGAGCCGTAGCCTTCTGACCCGATGCCGGTGAACGGCGAATAAACCAGATCGCCGGGATTCGTCCAAAGCTCGATGGCGCGTTCGATCACGTCCAGTTGAAGCGGGCAGATGTGCTTCTCATCGCAATGATCGCGGGCACCGTCCTTGTTTAGGACTCGGCCTTGATCGACGCTCATCCAGACTGGCGATGCGACTTCTTGCCACCAGTCAACAGGGTAGCGGCTGCGGTCCTTGGTCACCGGCTTGGGATTGTCGCCCGGCTTGCGGAACACCAGCAGATAGTCTGGACACCCGACGCGGGAATCCGTGCTGTCAGCGGTGAGCGTCTTGTAAAGCAGCCCGTGCGCCTTGGTGCGTTGCATTTCAGTGACGGGAGATTTCCAGATGGTGATGCGAGAATGGAACAGGAATCCATGCTTCCAGAATGCGCGGATGATCTCGCCGCTGAAGTCCTGAAACTCGATCTTGCCGTGCTTCCACTTGGTGGAAAGCAGATCGACGCAATGAACGGCGACCTCACGGCCAGGAACGAGAATGCGGGCGATTTCCGCAATGAGAAGATCGAAATGCTTTGTGAATTCGCTCATGTCGGAGCAGTTCCCCATGTCTTGAAGGTCATCCGAGTAGGTGAACAAGTCCGCAAATGGCGGACTGAACACGCTGAAATCAACGGATTCATCCTCAATTTGACGTGCGACCCTGACACAATCGCCGTGGTGGATCGTCCAACCCTCTCCGCAAGCCGTGGTGATGTCTGTTTTCATGGTGAGTTTCTTTTGCTGTGATTGAAATGCGGACGCCGCCAGCTTCATGCGCTCCTGCATTTCCTTGTGCTGTTCGATTTTACGCTGGATGGTTTTGAGGATAGCGCCCTCCGTGGACGCCTGGACAATGTAGGCATTGACCTCCTGAGTCTGGCCAAAGCGGTAAGACCGGCGCAATGCCTGGTAAAAGTCCTCGAAAGAGTAAGACAGCCCAACAAAGGCGACGTTCCTGCAATGCTGCCAGTTGAGGCCGTAACCTGCAATTCCAGCCTTGGTGACGATGACGCGGGCGCGCCCCTCGGTGAACGCGTCAATGCGCTCTTCCTTCTGCTTTGCGGTATCGCTGCCCTTGACTTCCACGGCATCAGGAATGGACGCCGCAAGTTGCTCGCTCTCGTCGTTCGTGTTGCACCAGACGATCCACGGCTCGCTGGAATTGTTCACAAGCTCGGCAACATGCGCGACACGCTGAGGTGCGGTCACGCGCATTTCCTGGTGCATCGTGGTTGCTGAAAGTGTGGCGTGCCTGAAAAGCTCGCCTTCCTGAGCGCCCTCTGAATCATCAACCTGGACGATAATCGTTTGCAGGTTGAGCGACGGCAGAATGTATCCGGCATCATCAAATTCAAGGTCGGAAGGCTTCGACACGCATGCCGCCCAGGACGCCAGCCATGCCCAAAATTCAGACTCGGCATGCTTTTTCAAGCGCCAGTCTCCAGTGTTGAACGTGTCATTGATGAAGAACGTGGCGAGCATTTGCGCTGGCGTGCAGACGCCCAGGAAGTCGGCGTGCTGCCCGAACTCGGTGTAATCGTTTGGCGACGGCGTGGCCGTGCAGCAAAGGCGATATGGAGTCTCGCTGAAAGTCTCGGTCAGCAGCTTGCGCATCTTGCCGGTGAAGTTCTTCAAAATGCTGGATTCATCGAGCACGACACCGACGAATTGCGAGCAGTCGAACTTTTCCAGCTTCTCGTAATTCGTGATCCAGATGCCGGGCGCGTCGATGTCATCGGCGGATTCCGCAACCTTGGCGACAAGTCCGAACTTGTCAGCCTCATGGGATGTCTGGTGCGCCACCGCGAGAGGCGTCAGAATAAGCACGCTGCCGCCAGTGTGACGGCAGACTTGCGATGCCCATTCAAGTTGCTGCGCAGTCTTGCCGAGTCCGCAATCCTCAAAGAGGGCGGCTCGGCCTTTCTTGATCGCCCATTCAACAACGTGACGCTGCCACGGGAAAAGAGGGGCGGTGATTGAAAGAGGATCGAATCCGTGGCTTTCGGCACGGCGTGTCTTGTTTTTGATGAATGAATCGTAGTCCATGATGGAGGCTGCATGAACGCATGGTAAATTGCCCGAGTCAACAGCCAAGGTGAAAAAAGGTGAAAATATAGCTTGAGGCTTGTTTGTCTGGCGGCATACTGGCGCTGCCCATGAAACAAATCGTCATTAAAGTCCCACCCGAGGAGCATCGCGCCATCAAGGCCGTTGCCACCGAAAACAACCGAACCATCAACGCACAGATGCGCATCTTTGCGCTGAATGATTCGGAGGTTCAAACCCGCCTCAAAAGCCTCATGAAAGGCCGTGGCGTCAACCGCAACCCATACAAGAACCAGAACGCATGAAGCCTTCTCCTTCTGTTTATTCGATCATGCTGGCGTCCTGCGGATACAAGCAGGCGCGCGAGCAATCTGCGCACATGCTGCGCCAGGCTCGTCACTGCTTCCTTTTTGGCCGTCGCCAGTGGGCGATGCGTGATGCTGTCTCGTCTGGTCGCTGGAAGGCGTCCGCTGAATCTTGGATGCGCTCCATGATCGAATGCTTTTCAGTATGAAACCCGCCGTCATCCTCACCATCATCGTCTCCGCCCTTGGCTGGATTCTAACCATTCTCGCGCAATGAAAACCGCACACCCAAACGACCGCGTGATTGACCGCACCGCCGAGTTTTCGGCGCGGTTCATGGCGCACCAGCGATACAACACGCCCCGCCAGCGTCGCCTTCGCTGCGAGAAAGCTGCAACCGTGGCGCAATTCCATGAAGCTGTTACGTCCGTCCTGGGCGGGCTGCTGCTGATTGCGTTCGTTCTCGTTCTTCTGTTCATCTGATCCCCCGCAAAGCAAACCCAAACCCAAACAACACCATGCAAAACGACACCGAAACCACCGAAACCACGCCGTCCGTCATCAAATCCATCGTCATCAAGCGCCCGCCTCCTCAGAGCAAGGGGATCGGGCTGCGCCAGAAAAGCGAGGACCGCATTCAGATTGAATCCATGAAGCCCGGCGAATGCCTGGAAATCAGGAATTTCCCGACTGATCCGCGCAACCGCTACACCAACATGATCTTCAACGCCAGCAAGGCCACTGGAAAGAAGTTCACGACACGCTCTGTCGGCGCGAACGGCCTGGACATCTACTGCATTGCCTGACGCAGGCGAGGGGCGCGGCTCGACAACGCGCAAGACTTTTACCAAACAACACCATGCAAAAAGAAACACAACTCACCACCCAATCTCGCAACTCTGCCCTCTCCGTGATGGCTGAGAAATTCAGCGTCGATCCTGCCAAGCTACTCGAAACGCTCAAACATACCGTGTTCAAGGGCGCGTCCAATGAGGAGCTTATGGCGCTGGCCGTTGTCGCCAACACCTACGGCCTGAATCCCTTCACCAAGGAGCTTTACGCCTTCCCGGCCAAGGGCGGTGGCATCGTTCCGGTTGTCTCTGTGGATGGCTGGCTGCGCATGATGAACGACCACCCGCAGTTTGACGGCATCGAACACCAGGACGAGCACGACGCCAAAGGTGATCTTGTCTCATGCACGGCCATCATTTACCGCAAGGACAGGAGCCATCCGACGAAGGTCACGGAATATCTGGCTGAGTGCTACCGCAACACAGACCCGTGGAAGATGAAACACCGGATGCTGCGCCATAAGGCGACCATCCAATGCGCCCGCGTGGCGTTTGGATTCAGCGGCATCATGGACGAGGACGAAGGCGAGCGCCTGCGCGATGTCACGCCCAAGACTGAGCAGCCCAAACGCACCGCCCGCGCCGAGCCGATCAACCCTTTTGTGAAGGCTGAACCTGTCGGTGACATGTTCGCCGCCGAGGTGCCGGAAAAGACGGCGCTGCAAGCTGTCAAGGAACGCCTTACAACTGACGGCATCGAGTGGACGGCCATCAATCACAAGCTCCTCGACGACGGCATTCTGGACGACGTTCGCAACAATCCCGACGACTGCACGGATGACGAACTGCGCTCTGTCCTGTCGGCGTGGAGCGGCGTTCTTGCCATTGTGAAAGGGGGTGGCAAGTGATCGTTCACAACAACATCATTCAAGGCACGCCTGACTGGCTTTTGATCAGAAAGGGCAAGCCGACTGCTTCCAACTTTTCCAAGATCGTGACCGCTGCCAAGTGCGAGCTTTCAAAGTCGGCGGACAGCTACATCAACGAGTTGATCGGAGAGACATTCGCGCCTGATTTCGAGCCGGAGTTTCAGGGAAACTGGATGACCCGTCGCGGGACTGAGATGGAGCCGCAGGCGAGGCTTGCGTTTCAGGCTCACACAGCGCTGAACGTGGAGCAGGTAGGATTTGTGACCCATGACAACGGGATTCTCGGGTGCTCGCCGGATGGTCTGATCGTGGACGGTGGGCAATACGTCGCGGGCGTCGAAATAAAATGCCCCGCTCCTGGGACACACGTTGAATACGTCCGCGACGGCGGTCTGCCAGACGCTTACAAACAGCAGGTCCACGGCTCAATGTGCGTGACCAGCATCCGCCAGTGGCATTTCTGGTCCTACTTTCCAGGGATGCAGCCGCATCACGTCGTCGTCACCTGGGACGATTACACCAGCCGAATGCTGGAAACGCTGCTCAAGTTCTGCGAGCAGTATCAGAAAGTTTACAACGAAGTCACACCCAAACTGAAAATGCCATGAGTGAAATCAGACCAGAGATCCAAGAGTGGATTGCCGCCATTTACGCAAATAAGCATTTCATTGAAATTCAGATTCATCCAACATGGAGGGAGAATGAGCCTGTTTGGAGGTGCGTCTATTTTGCCCCAAACGGTAAAGATGATGCTCATGTTCATATGCGTGGAACCGGGTTGCAATGGACGGTTACGCTTTACAGTCCGCGCTGCAAGCATTGCGGCGAGCATTCCATGCTTCATCTTGAGCGGGATGAAGATGACGCTTTAGAGAAGGCCATGCGTCATTGGACGCCGGAAGAAATCGCCAGTCGCGAAGTTAGGCAGCGCAAACAAGAACACGCTCAGAATATTCTCGAATCCTGCAAACTGAAAATGCCATGAAGAAGAAAACGACCACGAAGAAGAAATTCGCCCAGCCCTCGCCGCCCATGATACGCCTGCGCCCGCCCTCAGAGAAGCCGACGATGGAGGATGCGGACGAAGGCGGAGATATTGTGGTGTTTTGCGCCTACGGTGAATTCGAACCGCGCAAATGGGAGAGTGGATTTAGTGAAGGTGATGTCGCCTGGCTCCCAGGCCGTCTCCCAGAAGGCATCCTTCCCCGCGAGCCTACCCAGGAAGAAAAGTGGCAAGCAGAGTTTGAGGAGTGTTTCCCAGACTTTGACCTGACCAAGCAGGAAAACGGCGAATACCTGCACGCCCATGCGGCGACGGCATGGCGCGGCTTCCTCGCCGCCAAGAAAGGGGGTGCGAAGTGAGTGACGATATTAAAAGTGCCTATCTGCTGTGCGCCATTTTTGTATTTGGCGTTTGCGTTGGAGTTTACTTTGATAACGAGGCTGAAACTATCCACACCGAAGCCGTCGAGCGCGGCTACGCCGAATGGGTGCCGGACAAGGAAGGCAACACCACGTTTAAATGGAAGGAGGTGGTGAAGTGAGTGATACGAAGCTAAAAACTGACGAGGTGGATACTTCTACCATTTGGACGGTTCAGGACATGAGGCTGGCTATTGCCGAAATCCATGTTTTGAGAAGTGAGAACGCCGCCATGCGCGAGGCTATCAGGGAGGCACATGATTTGATTCAGTGGCTCAAAACGAATTCATATGGCAGGCATTTAAGAACCGCTTCAACTGCCCTCGCCAAACTCCAACCCTTCCTGAAACCATGACCCAAGAACAAAAACGAATCAAGATCGCGGAAAAAGTTGGTTGGAAATTCCATCCACCGACTGAACATCTGTATTCAGAGCAAGAAAAAGCCGAAGCGATCATGTGCTGGGTTCGCCCAGGCAATGACCCGTGGCTGATGGAGCGCGTCCCAGACTACTTCAACGACCTCAACGCCATGCATGAGGCGGAGATGAATTTGCCACGACAATTAAATCATATCGACTATTGGCAAAAAGGCTATGGACGCTTTCAGACAATACTGGCTGAACTGACAATAACGCCTTATTCCGCAACCGCCGCCCAACGCGCCGAGGCCTTCGGCAAAACCCTCAGCCTCTGGTAAACCCATGACCGACCAACAAATCCGCCTACACTTTGGCGAACTCAACGCCGCCGAGATGCGCCTTGCCCGCGCCATCGTGGGCTGGCATGAGGCCCGTGAAGCCAAGCTCCGCGCCGCCGCTGACGGGCTGGCGGAGGCTTTGGAGGACTCCATGTTTTATTTACCTGCCGCCAACCTAAAACATAAACGCGCCGCCCTCGCCGCCTACCAAGCCACAAAGCCATGAGTAAGACACCACGAACAGACGCCGAACGCCGCAGGCTCAAGCGGTCCAAGACATTCCCAGCCGAGCCGGTTGACGCGGATTTCTGCCGCGCTTTTGAGC